GTCGTCATCAGCTCATCGGTGTCGGAACTCGCGACCGCAGCGGGCAACTGATCGATCGTGGGCATCGTCTAACTTTCGATGAAGATGGGGTTGCCGGAGCTATCCAATATCGGGGCTCCGGTTTCGGTCACCAGTTCCATGCCAAGCGGCGGCTCTGTCGAGAGCGAGAGGCAGGGAAGATAGACGGTACGCTGAAATCCCCGGCCGGACACAGTCTCAATTGCCACGGTAACGGCATAGGTTGTGCCGCTCTGACCAGCCCCAAGCCAGAGGATAGCGCGCTGACCGTCGGCGGAAGACGTGTTGAGTGTGAGATCGCCCGTTTGGTTCGGGCTGATCGTCACATCCAGGAAAGCAATGCTGTCACCGTCATCTCCCCAAAGCGCGGGTGAAATATCATAGGAATAGTCAAGAACATCGGCAGGATCTTTTGGCGGCCATGCATTTGCCTGGCAACCGGCTGTGGTGCCGCGCGGCCTGGGATCAAAACCGGTGATGGTCAGAAGTCGCGCAGCACTCGGTTTCCAAGAATGGGCTGCTTGAGTTGGCATATCAATACTCCAGGATCACAATGCCGCCGGCGCCTTGGCCGCCATTGCCCGCTGTATTATAGGTGCCCCCAGCGCCCGATCCCGGCGCCTGTCCATTGAGAGCAGGATTTCCCGCGGTGGATGCGCGTCCGCCGCCGCCATATAGGCTTTCACCACCATGGCCGCCGATGACGGTTGACCCGTTCTGGCCGTCAGCCCCGTAGCCGCCATAGCCCGCAAGCTCTCCGCCGCTGCCCTGGCCGCCGGAGCCGCCGGGTGTCGATGCGGCAGTTTGATATTGACCGCCCTGGCCGCCTGTCGCGCTCAGCCAGGTGCCGAAGCTGGAACTGCCGCCGCCGCCGCCAGAGGCGCCTGCCACGCCGGCTGTGCCGCCCGCGCCCACAGTGATGGCGATGATGGTGCCTGGCGTCGTGCTGAACGTCCCGCTCGCGAAGCCGCCCGCACCGCCGCCAGCAGCCGCGTAGCTGCCATTGCTGCCGCCGCCGCCGCCACCACCACCGACGACGGTGGCGCGCACCAATCGCACGCCCAGTGGCACTGTGAAGGTCGTGGATGCGCTATAGGCCACGCGGCGCGAAAATCCAGGCGTCAGTGACGGTAGCTTGAAATTCAGGAAAGGCGCTGCGGGGTGAACCGCGATATTGGCGGCCGTGATCGTGCTCTGCCCGTTATTGACCGTAATCAGATAGAGGCCGGACCATCCCGCATCGACTGCGGGCGCCGTTTGTGTCCCCGTATTGGCGGCGGCTCCGGCCTTCAACTGCAGCTGCACGCGTTGAATGCGCTGCGTATTTTGGGCTGTACCGGAATTGGCTGGCCCGGAATAGGGCTGCGACGGATCGGCAGCATTCACATAAGGCAATACGACGGGCGTTGTGTCGCTTTCGGAGAAGCTGGCCTCGATCAAATAAATAATGCTCTGACCGGATGTGGCCGGCGGGGTGATGGCAAAGCTTGTCGCCGCCAGATTGATTCCCATCTTGACAATCTGGTCTGTCGTATCGGCTGCAAGCGAGCCATAGCTCAACGTGTCCACAATGCCGAATTGGGTGATCGATCCTGCCCCCACCGAGACTGACAGGGAGGCTGGCACTGTCGGCTGACAGGCCAGGCCATCCACGATGGTGCTCGTGCCCAGTGCGGTCTGCAATGCGCTGCCGATCGCTGTCATTGTGTTCCGGTTGAGCGACAGAAAATCCGTATCCAGCGGAATCGACGCGGGATAGACGATTTGCCGGTCCATATGCGGTCCTTAATTGGAAAGTGCGGTCCAGGCGATAGTCGCAGCCGGCATGGACTCGGCGACGGCTGCCAGGATCTGCGCGTCCGTGACCGAGCCGCTGATGAGGCTGGTATCCCCCCATGCCAGAGCAGCGCTGTTCCAGCCGCCCAAAGCGAAAGTGACAGGGGCCGAGCCCCAACCGCCGACATTCGCGATCCCGCCGCCCTTCGGCCGGTAGGCGACCGTGAAGCACTGATAAGGCAGGGTGAGTGACCCCCAGCCGCCCAGGCTGTTCCAGCCCAGGGTGGGTGTGCTGACGCCGCCGGTATCGCGGGGATTCGCAGGCTCAAAGACAAGCGGAGGACGGCCGGTCAATGCGGTCACATTCGCGATCAAAGCACTTCTGGTGCCGCGCAGCCGCTGCAGATTATGGGTAATGCGCGCTCTGAAGGCAGTATCGGTCTCGCCGCTTTCGCGTGCCCAACTCGTGCCGCCGTAATCACGCGCAATCAAATCAAGCCACCCACCGGATGCGGTCGTGATGCGTGTCTGTTGCTGAACATAAGTCAGCAGTGTGAACAGCCAGGCCCACACGCTGGCGAAGCCAGAAAGTACTGCGGATAGAACGGGCGCGTCATCGGCAAACCAGCCTTGGGGTAGCGCCGCCCGTAGCCGCGCTACCATATCAGCCTGATCACCCGTCATTGTCTGTGCTTTCAGCCGACGGCAAGCGTGCCAAGTTTGATGACGGAGCTGGGTGTCGCCGTCAGGTCGGCATTACTGCCTTGCAGGGTCAATCCGCTGACATTGACCACATTCGGGCTTGCATCATAGGCAAGCTGCGCGAGGCGCGTGTAAGGAAGCGTGCCGCCGACCGCAAGTGTGTTGACATAGCTTGCGATCGTCGCATTGACCGCCGCTATAACGGCCGCATTGTCCGCGCCACTGGCTATCGTCAAGGTTAGGGCGATATTGGCGGATATGACGCTGGGCGGTTGAATGGCAAAGGTCGAGCCGAGGGGGCGGACGGCCTCCACAGCTGTCTGGACAGCACTCAGCAGCGGGGTTGACGGGTTGCCTGAACCGTCGTCCACGGTGACGACGAAATGCCCCGGCAGATAGTTGCCATTGATATCTGCGTTCTCACGAACGGTGCAGGAAAGTCCTTGCTTTACACTGTATGCTGCATAGGTCACGGCCTGGATGGTGGCGCGCGTGCGGCTGTCGATGAAGCTTTGAAATCGCTGGCGGAAGGCGGCGTCGGTTTCGGCATCCAAACCACCCGTCAACCCATTGGGGTTGGTCACGGTGTCCACGCCTGGTAGTGCACTCGCAATCAGCGCGATTGTGCCGGGCAGAATATTGCCGGCCGCACCCGCGACGGTTGCAGCCACAGGGACAGTGACCGAGGCGACGCCGGCACCCAAGCCATAGCCGGACTGGGCCGTTGACCAGGCGCTGTTGGTTGTATCACTCACAACTGCAAACTGAGAGGTTCCGTCCGCGGTTGTAACGATCAACCCAGCCGGAATCAGAGCGGTGATGCCAGCGCCATAGCGGCTGAACGTGACGCTGCCCTGGGCTGGCACCGCGGCAAGGCGGCTAAAGCCGAAGTCGGCGCCGAAACTGTCGGCGTCGGCACCATTGCTCGTCGCCAGCCGCGTTGTCTGCAGGGTGAGAAGAATGAGCCACTGCAGCCAGAGAGCCAGGGATGCGTTCGCCTCCAACAGGGCCCGCAGGACGGAGCCCGCCGTGAAATCCAGAAGCTCGGAGGCACTGGCCTGTACGGACGCTGCCGCCTGAGCGACAAGCGTCGTGAAATTCTGAAGCGATAGCTGCATGATTGCGTCTTTCGCGGAACGGGAGGCGACAAAGCCTTCAGGTCGATATCGTGATGCCGATCGCCTGCATGGTCGTGTCTGCAGCGTCGCTATAGCCGATGGAAAGGGACACGATGCTGCCGGCTGCATTCACCGTAACAGCCGGGGCAGGGCTGCGCGCGACGTTGCTTTCGAGAAAGATCTGGCTTTTGACGAGGCCGGCAATACTGGCGCCCTGAGCCGGCGTGCCGATCATCGCCGGCAGACCCGCGCCATAGTTCAGTTGCCAGATATAGTCGCCAGCGTTGGTCAGAAGCCTGCGGAGTACGCGTTGTTGGCCCAAGGCGCTGCCGGCAAGCACCGCGAGATCACCATGCGCTGCAACCGTGAGATCGCTCCCGAAGACATGATTGAGGTCCGACATGATGATGCCTGTGACATTTATGCCTGAGGAATCGGCAGGCCGGTATCGCCGCTGCCGGTCTGCACGCCCGGATGGACATGCTCGTCATAAATTTGGCGAAGTTGCTGCAGTGACCCATGGGTGCCACCCTGGTCGGTGATGTCACCGCTAACGATGAGATTACCCTCAAGCGCGATCGTACCAGACAAATTCCAGACCGTCGCCTTCCCCTCGATGCTGCCGTCATTATGCAGCTTCAGGCAGGCGCCGGAGGCATGAACCAGCCACAGCTCGCCTACCGGCGCACTCGGCGGCGCAGCCTGCAGCGAATAAAGGCTGCCAAGAATAATGCCGTGCTCGGCACGTCCTTCTTGTGCCAGGACGACAACCTGCTGCCCGGGCGATGGGAGGGCAACCAGACCCCAGCCGCTCCCGCTCCAAAGGCTGGCAACTGGCAGCCAGCCGCTGAGAACGCCCTCCGGCTGCAGCGTAACTTTGACGCAGTAGCTGGCCGGATCGACCGATTGGACAAGGCCGCAGCGCAATTGCCCGGCTGCACCGCTGATGGCATTGGCCTGCGCGCGGATCGCATTGGTCCAGGCTTCCATCATGATGTTGCAACCAAAGGTGTATTCACGGCGCGCACCGTCTGCACAAACCCGTCCTGAGGTGAGACACGGCGTAGGATTTCGTCCACCACATAGGTCTGGTCGAAATCCGTCTGCGTGCCCTGCAAGAAGACGGGGCTGCGCCTGTCAGGTTCGGCCGCAGCAAAACATAGTTTGATGCCGTTGTTTTCCTGCTCGTTGTGTCATTGCTGACGGTGCCAGCTGCAGACGCGTGAACAGTCTGCGTAATCATCGTCTGCTGCCGGCTGTTCCAGCTCTGCACGGTCACCGCAATGTCGCGCGCGAGTACCAGGCTCCGTTCCAGCCGCAAGCTGGTCATCGTCGTGACCCCCAATCCGCCGGGCATCCATTGCCACGTCGCGGGCTGCGCGTCTGACAGCGGCGGCGCGAAGATCAGGCTTCGGTCCTGAACGAAGAGGTCATAGCTTTCAGCTTCGGCCAGTGCGCAGAGAAGGTCCCATTCCGTGATCGTGCCGCTCGACTGGTAGAGGGAAAAAACGGTATGTCCGTCCTGGTAATAGCGGCCGGCAGGCGTAGAAGTCGGTGTTATGGCGGGTGTCAGACCGTGTCGAATAGCCAGGGTCTGCGCGATCTCGCTGGCGGTCTGGTTGGGAAAGCTCTCTGCTGTCAGGGAATCGATCAAAAGCGCCGAGAAGTCACGGCCCGTGATTTGTACGGTGCCGGCCACCATATCGATCGTAATATCATCGATGGGCCCTGTAATCAGGCTTTGCCACGTCGCCGCTGCGCGAGGAAGACCCGCGAGTGAAATGCCGACGCGGATCTCGGCCGTCGCATCCGTCAGCGTGCTGAAGGCCGCGGCCGAAAAGCGCGGGTCACGCCCCAGGGCCAGAAGCAGTCGGAACCAGCCGGCAATCTGGTGGTTGCTGGTACAAACGTCAGCTTCCAGCGCGCCTGAAACGTCCTCACCATCCACGATCAGTTGCAGGTAGACGTTGCGTGATTGGCCGAGGCTACTGACTGGCAATGCCACCTCCGGCCGAAGGGTCGATCTGCGGCAGCATCAAGGTGGTGACGCCACTCAGTACCGGGTCTTTAAGCCCATTCAACTGGGCGATGCGCACCCACTGGGTTGCATCGCCCAACCGAGCTGCTGCGATGTGAAAGAGATCGCCGCCGACAACCGTGATCGTCACCATGACTCTCAGCTTTCCATCGTCTTGAGCATGGTCAGGCCGCGGCCGATAAAGCCTTGTGCCGCGCTCAAGGATGCCAGTTGCCCGGCGGCAGCGGTGACCGACGTAAGAGCAGCGGCAGCGCCCGCGGGCTCAGCGGATTGCAGGCTCAAACCCAAGGCGGGCAAGCCTGCACCGGTGCTAGTCAACTGGCTGCCGAGATCGGTTTGCGCAGTCGTCATTGCGACAATGCTCTGTCTATAGGCGCTGGTGCCGAGTGTGGTGCCACCGATTGCGGATATGGCAGTTTGGGCAGAACTCAGACCGGCAGGCACTGCGGCAAGCAAGCCGGCGGCGCTCGCAAGATCGGTTGCGATACTGGTGACGGCCGAAAGTGCTGTCGCCGCGGTTCCGTAGACCAGGTTGCTCTGCACGCTGCATCGCAGCTGATAGGGAATCCACCAGGGTTTGCGATAGTCGAACTGCGTTTCGCCCAGAATCACGATGAAATATTGTTCCGACCAGAACAGGGGTACCGTCAGGCCGGAGATACGGAGCGCATCCAGCAACTGCGCTTTGGAATCAGCATCATTACCAGAGATGATGCCGCCAAAGACGATGTCGGCGTCAGAGCCTCCGAGCACATCCGTGACCCGTCCACCTCCCGGCAAGTCATGTACGGCCAGGCGTTGACGGCCGCCATAGCGAATTGCCGTCGGGATCTCGAAAGATTCCAATGTATAGGGACCAAGTGAAACGGTGGTTGTCATGGCCAACTTTCTCGCTCACTCAGTTGGTATAGCCCGGCCAGTTCGGCATCATGCGGCTATTGAAGCGTCGGGCCGCTGTCGGCGGTCGCGCGGCCTGCCGTGCCACCGTCTCAGCCAGCCAGCGGCCGATTTGTGCGCCGTCGATGGAAAGCTCGCCCTGCAGCTGAATATTGTCTGGGGCTGGTGATGGTGCTGATGGCGCCATGTCGCGGGAGACTGGGATCGGGTTCGCCGAGTAAGGCTCGGGTGGCGCCGGCCCGGTCCGGTTTAAAACCTGTGGCAAGACGGGATGTGCCGGCCAAGCGGAGCCAGGCGCCATTGCGGGCGGCGGTGGCGCGGTGGATGCCGCCGATGTGGCCTGCGGCATTGGCGTGGGTGTTGTCAAAGCTTGCGTCGGTGCCCCCGGCCCGGGCCTCTCCGGCCGTGGCATGGCAGGGCTCGTGATAGCGACGCGGGACGGGGCCAGCGGTATGGGCCGATCGGTCTCGCTCGACGATAGGCTGATCGTTACGGACGGTGCGCCCGATGGACGCGGTTTGATGGGGGTCTCAGGAGCCGCCCGAGCCACAGGTACCTGCAGCGGCGGCGGTGGCGGGGGCGCAGCCGTCATCCGTTTCGGTGCCGTTGATACGCGAAGCGGCGGCTCGGCAGGCGACATCTTGGGCGATGTGGTGTTTAGCGACGTCGTAATCGCAGCCCTGGGCTTGCTCGACTTTTCTACCGCACCTTTCGCCAGTGTCGGCGGGGTGTTCACCACCGCCGATGGGGCAAGGGCAACGGCTTTCGGGGCTGATCTTGCCGGCTCCAGTTTAGGCTTGGCAGCAAGTCGCGCAGAAACCGACGCTGCTGGCGCTGGCTTTTTATCGCGCCCGCGTTCTCTCGGCTGCAATTGGCCAGGATGCTGAACGGATGGCGTAAGACGCGGCAACGGAGCTTGCTGGATACGCGGGATCGGTTGTGGTAGCCAGGTGTCCGGCTTTTCGGCTGGGGGCGCCGCGCTTGGTTTTGCGGTCACAACGTGCGGGGAGGCCATAGCCGTCGTCGCATGGATCTGGGTTGTGGGCGCGGCTGCAAAACGCGGCAGATGAGCCTGCGCGAGGGATCGCATTTTTGCCGCCCGTCGCTCGGTCTCACGATCGAATAGGGCAAGATCGCGCTCTAGCCGGCGTAGCCCTTCCGCGACACCGTTCTCCAGCACTAAAGAAATGCCGATGCTCTCGATATCGCTCATGCTATTGTCTTCCTGAGCTGCGCGATCAGGCTGTCGCGGATAGCCGCCCGCTCTTGTCCCCCTGGCGCCAGAAAGGCCTGGGGCGCGGTCTTGCTATCGCCCTGCTCACGCCGCATCAGGTCGGGCGATCTGACTGACAGGCGTATATGCCCGGCCGCGATCGCTTCGATGGCAATCACCTCAGGCGTTTGATTTGCCCGCAGGTGTGCAGTCTCCGCCATTTGCTCCGCAGCTGACTGCAAAAGCGTGTGGCCGATCTCGTCCCAGTCGAGCCGAAGTAGGCGCTGAAGGTCTTTCATCATTCAAGCCTCCCAGCTCAGCCTGTCCCAGTCATATTGGGCGCCATCCATCTCCCCGAGCGCGACGGCGAAGGCGCGCCGCTCGACCAGCGGCAGCGCAAAGGCGATATCGAATGGCACCCCGTTCTTCACAAGAAAAAGACACTCGATCAGATCGGGGTGCCGGCTGAGTTTCCCGCTTGGTCTCGAACCTCATCCTCGCTCGATGGTGGTTCTAGAACGGCACTGGCAGCTTGCAGACCGGCATCGCCCAGGCGCTGAACAAGGGCCTCGATCTGATGCTCGTTGCCGGGCAGCGGCACAGGCACACCGTCGATCGCAGTGACGGAACACGCGACCATGGCCATGCCGAGATAGGGCTGATTCTGCGCCAGAACCGGCCCCGCGGCCTTGAAAAGCCGCAACTGGTCCAGGGCATGCGGCGGGCGCACCGTCAGCACGCGGCCGGCATTGTCGATCGTCTCGACGGCCTCGGTTCCCTGCAGCAGAGAAGCGGCAGGTCCGGTCACGATACTCGGCTCCGGCTGGTCGCGTAGAATTCCAAGCGCTGCTTGACGCTTGCGTCTCCCTTGTAAAGGCCAGACGAGGCAAGCTTGAAGACAACACTGCTGAATTGATACGTGGACGTCGAGCCATCCACTTCATCGATATATTGATAGAGCGTGCCGGCCGCCGGCGTCGTGCCGGCCATGTATGCCTGCTCGATCTGTGCCAGCATGTCGTCGGCAGCCGAGGAGCCGCGTTCAAGATCGAACGCGCCCTCCCATCCCTTTGGCAGCTCGGCGCCCAGCATGGTGCCGTCCATGCGGTCGACGCGGACGGAGGCTGTCATCTGCCGGCTTTCAAAGCCGGTGACATGCTCGAGGTCGACGCGGCCGAAAGGACCGAGCACGACAACTTGGCAATCCTTGCCGGTGGAGAAGCTATTGAACGCCATGGTGCTTATGCTCCACTACGAATGGGGGCTGCTGGCCAGGGTTTGACTGGTAATTTGCACCGTCTGTCCGCCTTCGACATTGACGATGAACTTCTCGTTGATGCCCTGGTATTGGACTTGAACGTCTGCCTGCACATAGCCCAGCGCCGTCCGGCTGCCGGGATTGTTTGAAATGTCGCAGATGACGGAGAAGGGTTGCGTGCCGTTCG